ATTTTTCGCCAGTAATCTATTCCAAGAAGGTACAGCTTGCTTTCCGTAAAGCTGCTACCGTAGGAGATATCACCAATTCAGATTATTTTGGAGAGATTTCCGCACAAGGCGACACAGTTCGCATAATCAAAGAACCTGAAATCTCAGTTCAGTCTTATGCCCGTGGTACAAACATCACAGCACAAGATCTTGAAGATGACGATTTTCAGTTAGTAGTGGACAAAGCTAACTACTTTGCGTTCAAGATGGACGATATCGAGGAAGCCCATTCACACATAAACTTCATGGATCTTGCAACAGATCGTGCAGCTTATAGACTAGCTGATCAGTATGACCAAGAAGTTCTTGGTTATCTCTCAGGTTTTAAGCAGTCAAGTCTACACTCAAAAGCTTCTGCAGTCAATGACCAAGTAAATGGTTCAAAGTCTGTTGATACTGCAGGTTCAGACGAGTTGCTTACAAGCATGAAGCTACGTAAAGATTCATTCGGTAACATCACAACGACATCTGCAGGGGATCATTCAATCCCAGTAACTGCACGTATGCCAGGTGCTACTTCTTTACCAACAGCTACAGTTTCACCTGCAATGGTTATTGCAAGAATGAAGCGATTGCTTGACGTACAACAAGTTGATACCCAAGGTAGATGGCTCGTTGTTGACCCCGTGTTCATGGAGCTACTTTCCGATGAGGACTCACGCTTTATGAATGGAGACTACGGTGAAAGTGGTGGACTACGTAATGGTCTTACCATCAATAACTTTCATGGTTTCCGTATGTATGTATCATCAAACCTTCCTGCCGTAGGCACAGGTCCAGGTACATCAGGCACTGCAAACCAACTCACTAACTTTGGTGTGATTGTTGCTGGTCATGATTCTGCTGTCGCAACTGCGGAGCAAATCAACAAAACAGAAACATATCGTGACCCTGACAGCTTTGCTGACATCGTTCGTGGTATGCATCTATACGGTAGAAAGATACTTCGTCCAGAAGCTATCTGTACTGCTAAATATAACGCAGCGTAAGGGAGGATATAACTTATGGCTACTTTTGATATGACTCTCGCTTCTACTGCAGGTGTTGGTGCAGACGTTCTTGCAGTTCCAACTGTAATAGGAAACACAGTACGCACTATGGAGGCAATCTTAGATATTGATGCTATGATTTCTGCAGGTGCTACTATTGCTAACGGTGACATCTTTCAACTACTAGAAGTTCCTGCTGAATCAATTGTGATTGCTGCAGGTGCTGAAATCATGAAGTCTTTTACTGCAAGTTGTACTTGTAATATTGACTTTGGTGGTGGGGATGACATCATTGATGGTGCGGCACTAGATGCTGCAGCAGGTACATACCTTGTAAAAGGTTCTAACGGTGAAGCTAACATCGTTAACACAGGTGCAGCTTCTACATATGCTGCAGAGTCTTTGGCTCTTGTGGGTACTGCAGATACCATTGATGTTACAATCGCAGGTGCTGCTGCTGCAACTGGACGCTTACGTGTCTATGCAGTAGTTGTTGATGTTTCTGCTGCAATGACAGAAGCTTCGGCTGCTGCTCGTGACTTAGCATAAAACAACTTTGGGGGCTGACTTAGGTTGGCCCCTTTAGCTTATTTAAAGGAAACAATATGGCTTTGACATTTCTTTCGTTAACTAACGATGTTATCACACGCATGAACGAAGTAGCTCTTACGTCTACTACCTTTGCTAATGCCAGAGGTGTTCAAGTACAATGTCAAAATGCAGTTAATGAATCAATACGGTATATTAATCAAAGAGAGTTTGGTTATTCTTTTAACCATGCTTCTAATAGTTCTACCCTAACTCCAGGTGTGTGTAGATACACTGCACCAACAAGTACTAAATCAATAGATTATGCCACAGCTAGAATTAAAAAAGATGATGATGTTAATGCTGCAGGAAATAATCTAACAGTTCTTAACTATAACGAATACATAGAAAAAGGTTTTCCTAATGAGGAAGATCAAGTTGAATCAACAACTTTAAATGGATCACACTCAAGTTCTGTAACAACTCTTACTCTAACATCTAGCACAGGTTTTGCTTCATCAGGTAAAGTATACATTGGTGGAGAGCAAGTAACTTACACAGGTGTTTCAGGTAACGATATTACAGGTTGCACTAGAGGTGCTAATAGTACAACTGCTGCTCTACATGCAGATGGTACAACAGTAACACAGTTTGATGGTGGCGGTGTACCCAGAAATATAGTACGTACCCCAGACAATAACTACTTGTTATACCCTTACCCAGATAAACAATATACACTTGCATTTGATTACTTTACATTTCCGTCTGATTTAGCTGCCCACGGAGACACAACAAGTATACCCGACAGATTTTCTCCTGTAATTACAGATGGTGCTACAGCGTTTGTGTACCAGTATCGTGGTGAGATGCAACAGTATCAGTTAAACTTTGGTAGGTTTGAGCAGGGCATTAAGAATATGCAGAGCTTGCTTATCAATAAATATGAGTATATAAGATCAACAGTTCTTATCACCCCCAGAGGTTCTGCTAACTTTATGGCAGGAGTCATTTCATAATGCCAGATACTTCTCAGGTTCAACCTGCAGCATTTAACTGTGAGGGCGGTTTAGTTTTAAACCGTTCTACATTTTTAATGCAACCAGGTGAAGCATTAGAGTTAGAAAACTTTGAGCCTGACATTGAGGGTGGCTACAGAAGAATAAATGGTTTCCGTAAATTTGTTAATCATATAGTTCCTCAGACATCTGACTCTAGTGAAAACATACTTATGGTTGCTAGTTTTGCTAACAAAGTTGTAGCAGCTAGAGGTGAAAAGATTTTTAGTTGTGGCTCTACTGAGCTTGGTTCAAAAATACTTTCTACAACTGCTATGACTGGATCAGGAACTATTAGTGTAGATTCTACTACAGGGTTTTCTTCTAGTGGTACACTACAAATTAACAGTGAGATATTTACTTATACAGGAATTACATCTACTACTTTTACAGGAGTAACTCGTGCTACCTCAAGCACTACTGCAGCAGCCCATGCTATCAATGATGTAGTCTCTGAGTCTTGGACTGAAAGAGATTCTGGTAGAACTAGTGCAACTAAATATGACTTTGAACGATACAACTTTGACGGTAACGAAAAGATTATTGTTGTAGATGGTGCAAATGCACCTACAATATTTAACTCTTCTATGACTGCAACAGACGTAAGTGAAAGTTCTGTATCGGGTTCTACAATAGTTACTGTATTTAAAGCACATATGTTTTATGCAGGTAAGTCTACTACACCTCAGACCTTAGTGTTTAGTGAACCTTTTGATGAGGACGGTTTTACTGCAAACGATGGTGCAGGTACTATTAAAGTAGATGACAACATTGTTGGACTAAAAGTATTTAGAGATGCATTGTTTATATTCTGTGAGAATAGGATATTTAAACTTACAGGTTCTAGTTTAAGTGACTTTGCTATACAACCTGTTACTAGAGACATTGGTTGTGTAAATAGAGACACTATACAGGAATTTGCAGGTGACTTATTATTCCTTGGTCCTGATGGACTTAGGACTGTTGCTGCTACTGCAAGAATTGGTGATACGGCACTTGGTGCTATTACACAAAACGTACAGTCTATTTTTGACAAAAACATTAAAGACTCTACAGTATTTGATAGTGTTGTTATACCAGACAAAACTCAGTACAGAATATTTTTTTCTAAAGCAGGACAAGGTGATAACTTAAGCAGAGGTATTGTTTGTGTCAGGAGAGCAGACAAGTTTGAGTTCTCTGAGATACGTGGAATAAAACCGTCAGCTACTGACACTTTAGTTGTAGATGGTGATGTTCTAGTATTACACGGAGATTTCTCAGGGTTTATACATAGGCAAGAAGAGGGTAATACCTTTGACGGTACAGCAATACTTGCTAGATATAGAAGCCCTGATTTAAGTTTTGGTGACACTGGTGTCAGAAAACACATGCAGAGAGTTATTCTTAACTATAAACCTGAATCAGCTATTGACGCAGACTTAATAGTTCGTTATGATAACGAAGCTTCTGATTCAGCTAGACCTGCACCGTATCCTTTAGACAGTTCTCAAATCGCTGCACAGTTTGGTAATGCTGTTTTTAGTACCTCTAGTAGTGCAGCACAGTTTGTATTTGGTGGCCCTTCACAGCCACTTGTAAGACAATCAATTGAGGGTTCAGGTTTTACCGTAGCATTAAGAATACATGATGGTGGAGAAACTGCACCATACTCCCTAAAAGGGTTTCAATTAGAGTATCAAGTAGGAGCAAGACGTTAGATGGGTAATACATACACAAGACAATCTACTTTTACAGACGGTGATGTAATTACTGCTGATCTGTTTAATAATGAATACGATCAACTTTTAGCTGCCTTTGCAGCAAGCACAGGACACACTCACGATGGTACTGCTGCAGAAGGTGGTCCTATTACTAAACTGCTAGGAACTAGCATTACTATTGGTGACGCTACAACAGGTACTGATATTACAGTAACCTTTGATGGTGAGAGCAATGACGGTGTATTTAAGTGGATGGAAGACGAAGACTACTTTGAGTACTCTGATGATATTCTTATTGCCTCTACAGAAAAACTACAGTTTCGTGACACAGCTATTTACATTAACTCTAGCGCAGATGGTCAACTTGATCTTGTTGCAGATACAGAAATACAGATTGCTGCTACAACAATAGACATTAATGGTCTTGTTGATATATCGGGTAATCTTTCTGTAGGTGGTAACTTAGATGTAACAGGTACGTTTGATCTTAGTGATGCTAACTTTACCAACGCAGGTGACATATCCCTAGACAGTATCTCAGGTGATGCTGACTCTAATACAAGCATAGCTTTCAGTGGCTCTGACGTAATTACAGTTACTACTGGTGGTGAAACACAAATTACTTTTAACAACGGTTCTATTCTACCTACAACAGATGACGATGTAGACTTAGGTTC